TTTCTTAACTAATGATGAAGGAAAATATGCTTATGCTGTTTTAAACAACTCAAGCAAATTTTCTGAAATGTGGTATGATCTAACATATCAACAAGTTTCTGATATTGTAGATTCTAATAAACTTTCTAGTTTTGTTCATATCCAATTTAACTATCAACAACTTGGTTATGATGAAAAGTGGTTTGAAAAACAATGTAGAGATTTGGAATGGGATTGGACTCTTATTCGTCGAGAAATTCTTCTTGAATGGTCTGATGAATCAGAAAATAACCCGTTTACTAAAGACGAGTTAGATGGAATTCGTAAATACTGTAGAGATCCTAAAAAGACAATTCTTATCTTTGGGAAATATCAATTCAATATCTATGAAGAAATTCCTCTTAAATCAAACCTAGTTCCTAAATACCCTCCTATTATTGGTGTTGACCCATCTGGTGGTGTATCTAAGGATAGTTCTTGTATTACTTGTGTAGATTCTAAGACTACAAAAGTATTTGCAGATTTAAAATGTAACACAATTTCTAATATAGAATTAGCCAGAGTAGTAGTATACTTGGTTACTAATATGATGCCTAACGCTATAGTCAACGTAGAAAGAAATGGTGGTTATGGATTATCAGTAATTGGTAAATTATTAGAAACTCAAGTTAAGCGTAATCTATATTATGAAATTAAAGATAGAGTTCTTGAAGAAACTACAGATGGTAATAGAATTATTAGAAATAAACGTAAGACAAAAGTATATGGTCTTACATCAACAAATATAGTTCGTGACCATCTTATAGAAATTCTTAGAGAACGTGTAAACTATCATAAAGATAAATTTATATCTCCTTCTATATACCAAGAAATGAGAGGGTTAGAAGTAAAACGTAATGGTAAAGTAGAACACTCAGATACCACACACGATGACCAAATATTCTCATATCTTGTAGCATTATACGTTTGGTATGAAGGTAAGAATTTAAAAGAGAACTTCGGAATTATAAAATCCAGTATTAAAACTGAAGATGATATTGATGAAGTTCTTGATATGGGTATAGATGAGTATACTACAGATATTACTCAAGAAATAGAATACATCAATGAGCCTGATGAAAATAAAGGCAAAGATGATATCAGAACTCAAATGGTTGATATGAAGAAAGCAGGAAATTTATTATTTGGGGATTATATTACTAAACAAAGAAAACAAGAAACCCAAATGCTTAAAGAAATGCTGAATGATCCTGTTGTTAGAGAAGCATATGCTAGAAAATATAATATCAACCCTGATGATGTAGAAATATCTGATGATACAACTATTGGTAATGAACAAGGTCTTCCTCCCTCATTATTTATAGACTTTAACAATCCTGAGGAAGAAATGAGTTCTACTTCTGTTTATAATAGTTTAGACCATGGAGATATCTATTACCAAAATCATAGAGAAGATAATGGTTTACAATAAACACTTCCCTTACCGTTTTATGCGGTAAGGGAAATTTAAAAGTTAGAATAAAGTTTACAAGTATATAAGATATTACTGCTATTTTACTTACTAAATGAGGTGTTTATATGCTGGATTTTATTACCAATAATCAAGAATATGAATTACAATCAGATAATCAACTTGCTAGTATCCTTATTCAATTTGATAGTGATTATGCTATGAATATTGTAGAAGATACATTAACGGCAATGTTTAATAGATTCGATACGGTTCCTAAACCTAATACTATTAAAGCGTTTAAAACTATCTTTAAGCAATTATACAATGCTTATCCTTATGATCAAGATCAAATTTCTGCCAAAGAACAAGAAACATATCTTAATATTATTGATGCTGTTTCTAAAAAGTATGATTTCCAATTTATTAGAAATGATGAAACTACAGATTTTTATCCTATTGCAGATTTTGTATATGATTTCTATGTAGCTAAGTTTAATCAGTATATTGTAAATTTCTTTACTAGATTCATATATGAAGAAAGAGAAAATATCTATTCTGCTTTAAATATGGAAAATCTTAAATACAATAAAGACGCTAGTTCTAATTATAATAAACTTATCTTTAGTAAAGATCCTGCATTGATTACAGTAGCTGCTAATCTTCCATTGGTATTATCTTTTATTAAAGATATGGAAGTCCCTGATTCTACTGTATATGGATATGCTTATGGAATGACCAACCAAGAAGTTATTAATCTCTTTAATAAGAATATCATAAACAATGTAAGTCTATTTAGAAGATATAACTCCTTGATCAATAATGAAATATTAAGAGCTGATATCATCACACACGTTCGTTTAAAATTACAACAGGACTATGTACAAGCTTTAGATCCTAGAGTAATTGAAATGATGAATAAATAAGAATAGGAGTCGTATAATGGAAGAGAAAAAAGATATGAGTGAAATGACTATTGAAGAAGCTAATAAGGAAATAGATTCCATTGTAAAAGACCTTGAAGATGAATTAGAAGTAAGTATTAAAGAAGAAACAAAAGTTATTGAAGAAAACTTTAGTATTACAGATTCTATGTTTTTTAAACATACTAAACTTGACACTAAACTTGTAAAAGTATTAGTAGATATTTATTATATGACAGATTTGAATGCTAGAGATAGAGCTATGGATCTTCTTGTACAAGAATCTGATCATTATGATGAAGAATCTAAAAAGATTGTTCATAAAATAAATAAAGTATATCATATTGCTAACTTTGAAGATGATGACTTCATTGAAGTATATAAGCATGTATTAACCTCTAATCTATTAAAGGTATATGGTAATGAAGTTAGACTTAGAAGAGCCTTTGAAGATTTATATCTGGCAAAAGAAAGATCTGGGTTATATTTTAATGCATTCCTTCCTGATTTGGTTAAAGCAGTGCTAGTTCATTTCGGATTTAGGTTTAAAAATGGAGATGAAAAGAAATACAATTATGCAGCTCTTTTTACAATTGCTCTATCTAAATTAGCTAGAAAATTATCCCCATATGATGCTATAAATAATTATATGATCATGCTCACTATGAAGAATATTTCTAATTGGTCTTTCATGACCTCTGAGCAATTAAATAAATATCCAAAGGCTACAGAACAAATTAAAGGATTCTTTAAATTCTTATTCCTTATTTATACCTCTGTAGAAATTTCTTCTAAGAAAAAAGAAGATGTAGATAATCCTACTTTGACTGCATTACAAGATATTTTTAAACCTATTAAAGAAGATTAATTCATTGGGTAAGGGCTTAATAGCTCTTACCCATATTATTTTTACATCTTTATAATATGGATGATTTTATAAAGGAGGCATAAAAGCTATGTCGGAATGTAAATCCTGCAATTCTGGCAAGTATTATCTTGAAGAGCATGATAGTACGTGCTATGATTGTTCTAGTGTAAATAATGTTTTCACCCCGACTCCGGCATATAATGGCGGAGTTGTTGGTGGCCGCTGTTATTCTGATTATACAAGTACTAAAAATTCTAATATAACTCCTGGTTTGATGAGTGGATTATATAGACCTAATGGACCTTTAAATCTTTCTTGTAATTGCTGTTCAAATTCTATGGTTACAGGAGTTAAAGTTTCTCAAAAGACTATTATCACTATTACCGTACAATATACAGATCCTGAAAAGAATACTTCTATTGATTTAGAAGCTGGGAAAATGTATATTTTCGATTATATTGAAGATGGAAAACTCTTACGAGTATCTGGTAGATTATCTGATATTTATAAAACGTATGATTGCAACAATAATGTTTTATTTAAACTGAAAGTAGATTGCTCTGCTAATTATGTAACAAAAACAGCTGTATTCAAAACAGATCAGATTCGTGGAGTAACTGAATACTCTGTTTATGCAGATCAAGATCCTACCATTGATAATAGTATCCATAGATATGGTACAACTACTGCAGAAGTTATTAAAAATGCAGTAGTTAAGAATGCTATTGCTGATAAGAATGGTAATATCTTAGAAGGTACTATTGTTTCTGGTGAAGTTACTGGTCATACATTAGATGGACTTGCTCAAGGAAAGAATAATATTGGTATGGAACTTACTGTCATTAATGGTGACACGATTAATGGTGCTATTATTGAAGGTAAGATTCTTAATGCTAATCTTAGAGCTGGATCTGTTGATGGTAAAACAGATGAAAAGACTGGTATTGTATCAGATGCTACTATTACTGGAACTATCACCAATGTAATTGCTATTAATACTATCATTAAAGGTGGCAGAACAGAAAAAGGTACTATCATCAATCCTGTATTAAAAGACTCTGTTGTATATGGAGCTACTGTTACCGGTGATGATATGGTTACAACTGGTGGTATTACAGTTGGAGATATTACAGTAGGTGGTACAGCTGTAGGTGGAACTGCTACTGGTGGTACAGCTACTGGATGTATTGATGGTAAATCTTATACTATTGAAGATGGAACTACAACAGGAAAGATTACTACAACAGGTGGTACTCTTGTTGGAGGTACTATTATTGGTGGCACAAAAGTTGGTCGTACTATTGTAAATGCTGTTATTCAAGGTGGTGTTTATACCAATGGTACAACAACTGGTGGAGATACTAAAGATGGTACTATCATTGCAGGTAGATCTGATGTAACTCCTATTGGTAGAAATGTTGGTAGAGGAAATACAAATAAACCTAAAGTTATTAGACAGTTTGATGTTCCTGTAGAAGGTCATGAAAATCAATGCCCTGGATGTCTTGATGATAATGTATTATTTAAGAATGGGCTTATTTTATATGCTGATAAGCATTTCAATAGTTTTGGTACTAATATGAGTGAAAATTGGGAAGAAAAAGCTGGAGTAACTCACGAATAATATAATCTCATCCTAAGGGGTTAAAACTCCTTAGGATGACTTATTTATAATGAGAGTTGTGTATAGTAATTATTTTAAGGGAGAGGTATGATACATGCAAACGTTTATTAATGATAATCAGCTTTTTTCTTTTTTGCTATCTAAAGGAATTAATTACAAATTATACCATTATGATGCTTCGAAAGATCCCAATGATTCAGTTCAACCTCCTAAGCAAAAGTTTATGGAGTATTTTAATAATACCTTTTTCTGGGAAAAGATATTAAAAGATCGAATGAGTTCTGTAATCCATTACATCTCATTCTTTAAAAAAGATAAACTTTCTTATAATATCTTATCAGCATTTCATGATGGCGAAAATATCTTTTTGTTCAATAAACTATTAGAGATAGTTTATGATAATGCATCTAAACTGAAATATGATGATGTATTAGAACGTATTATCATAAATACAATCTATGATAATAATATAGATACTTTCAAATCTGTTGTAAAATTTATAGAAGATAATGATAAGATATCTGAATTGTTAAAAAATGAAGATGTAAAAGGATCCTTATTAAATGAAGCAGCAAAGAATGATAATTCTGAATTTGTAGAATTCTTTTTAAACAATGGTGTATCTGGAGATTCTTATGATAATATGGCTTTATCAAGTGCTATCAAACATGGAAATTATAAAGTAGCCAAATTATTAATAGAACATGGTGCTGATATTAATAAGAGATCTAAGTTGAACTTTATGCTTATTGATAGAAATGATAAAAACTCTTCTGATGAGAATGCATTAAATAATGACGAATATAGATTGTATCTTCTTGAATCTTTGAATAAAGAGGGTGAAGAATAATGGCAGAACCTATGCCGTATTTTTGTAAAAAAGAAGGAGATTCTATTATCTTCTCTGCTAAGGATAGAGAAATGATAGCTTATGTTCCTGAAAAGTATTTTGATAGAAACCTTGCTGAACAAGAAGGGGACTTTATAAATATAATGGGAATGTTTAACTATACCATTCAATCTATAGATGGTAAGATGAATGATGGATTAAAATTATTTAAATTCCCCAGTATGTTTGCTACTAGACCTTATAGTATTGAAAAGGTTAAACAATTGCAATTAACAGAGAATTCTGTTAAAGAAGATTATAGATTGTTTAAATATAGAGAAGGAGATCAGATCATAGTATCTACAAAGTTAGTTAAGTTTGTTGGTAACTGTGAAAAGATGTTGAATCTCTGTTTTATTCTTGGATATATTATCAATACAATCCCGTATGAGGAAATACAGGATTTTATTATTGATAATATGACTATCAATGGGTTTTCTTATGGAATCAATAACCAAATGTTTGGATTAGCTATATCTGAAGTTTGTAGATCTAAAGATGATGAATCGATTCCCTTTAGATTATCAAAAACAAATGATATGCATGCATATAAGTCGATGTCTTTAAAGAATGTATCTAAGATTATTTCTCCTTATACAGCTTTAATCTCTGAAAACTTTGATGAATCTATACTTCATGCTATGATGAATGACAATCCTAAAGATACCCCTTTGGAGCAAATTTTGGTTGGAGAAGAATAGCCAATAAACCAGCTTCAATAACATTATATTAAAATCTGGGATCCTTTTCTTTAAAAAAGAAATGTTGTTCTTAGATTCTATATATATAGAATCACTAATAATAATTTTTAATTAAACCATTTCAAATTATTAGTTTTTCGAAAAATTAATAACTTTCTGTAAAAAAGGAGGAACTAAATATGCCAGCTCCTGGTGTAACCACTATCATTGACGACCAGTCTGAAATTTTGCAATATAGTGATACTGTAAAAGATAGTACTGATCGCCCGATAGCCATGGTTGTAAGTTCTGCTGATAAAGGACCTGAAGAATGGAAGCATAAATTGTTTGGTAGTGATTTTTACGATTATTATGGAAGAACTCCTTCCTATACTCGTCATGGCCAAGCTTTGATTCAAGCTGCAAACTTTATCGATGCTGGTGGTTATGTTACATTCAAACGTATTGTAGCTACCGATTCTACTCTTGCTAACATTGGTGTTGTAGCAGAAGTAAAGAATGAAAAGAAACAAAAGACGAATGACAACGGTCTTCCGTTGTATACGAATCCGACAACAAATCGTCTTACTACAGATGCTAATACAAATGGTATTGCTAATACTCCGGTATTAGAAAACTTTGTTAAGATTACATATCGTTTGAAATCTGTTGCATCTGATGGTAATGATGTTAAGAAATTTGGTAAGATTCTTAAGGGTGACTTCGGCCATAAGAATGAAATCGGTGAAGATGATGAATATGTATTATTCTTAATCGCTGATATGGGTCGTGGTAGCTCCAATAAATCTTTCCGTATTTATACAGATGCTACTGCTTCTCATCCGTTGGATTACGTTCGTTATTTTATCGATATCATTGAAAACGGCAATACTATTGAAACAGTATCCTTTACAATGAATCCGAATATCGTTGAAAAAGATAAGAACATGTCTTTGGATAATGCTATTGCTATGCGTTCGAAACAGGTTCGTGCTATCTTCTTTGATGATGAATTTGAAGCATTTGTAAATAACGTTGGTTATCTCATTGATGATACAGAATCCTTTAAGAATGCCGACGTATTATTTGGTACAGATTTGAATGGTCGAGACTACGCTAATCTGGCAGTTGATATGTCTGATGGTGTAAACCTCTCCAGCCTTATGGGTATTAAACTCCAGAATGGTTCTAATGGTGCTTTTGGTGATGCTCCTGTTAAATCTGCTGAATATGAAGCTGAAATGGTTAAAGCATTCGATGGATCTTTTTCGGATGATATCTATGACTTAGATAACAACCGTATTGATTGTATCTTTGATGCTAACTACCCTAAACAAGTTAAACGTGCTATTGAACGTTTGGCCGCTTTCCGTGAAGACTTAGTATACTTCCGTGATATGGGTGTAGGTATTAGCTCCATTGAAGAATTGCGTATTAAGAATCAGGAAAATGCTAAGAGTCGTTATTGTGCAACATATATGAACTCTTATGAAATTTATGAACCTTATACACGTAAACAGATTCCGGTTACAGTAACTTATGATCTGTGCCGTTTATTTGTTAAACATTTCATCAATGGACGTAACCGTCCTTTCTGCGGCCAGAAATATGATATCATCGTTCCGATGGAATCGTTTGTTCAAGGTACTTTGAACTTCTCGCCTAAGCATACTCCTCATGTAGATCAGTTTAAGGAATTGGATGATCTTCGTATCAACTACCTTTCCTTCTACAATGGTAATATCTTGACGATGAACTCGGAATATACTTCTCAGACAGCTTATACGCAGCTTAGCTGGGTTAACAACGTATTGGCTGTTCAGCAGGTTATTAAAGCTATTCGTGAACTTTGTCCTAAGATCCGTTATAGCTTCCTTGATGGTGATGACCTCACGAAGTATAAACGTGACGTTAATGACTTGATCGTTAACCGCTATTCCAATCTGTTCCAGTCGTTCGAAATTCAGTACGTATCGAGCTCGCTTTATAATTCTAATAAGATTATTTATGCTAGCTTGTTTGTACGTTTCCGTAATTTCGTTCAAACAGAAATCTTCAAGATTATTGCCTTGAATTCTTAATAGGAGGGTGTAAAATACTATGGCTAAAGAATCCGTAAGTAATATTTTTGACAGTACCCTCAATCCTCGTGATGTAACCAAATATACACTCATGCGTGGGGTTACTGACTTTACAAACCTGGCTCAGTTTGACCTGTATGAAACAGGTTATTCGTTCTTGATTTGTCTCGATATCCCTAAATTCTTGACAGCGTTGAGAAGTCGTAATGAACAGTATGATACTCTTATTCGTAACTACCGTCATATTCTTGAATATGAATTCCGTGGTGCACAGGGTATTGAAGATATTAGTGCAGAAACAAACCAGTTGACTAATGGTATTACTGATCTTAATATCATTACTCGTACAACTGAACAAGGTGGTACTTCCTTTACAATGAACTATTTCGAACGTTCTGGTTCGTTGATTACCAAAGTAAATGAATTGTATCTCCGTGGTGTTAAAGACCCTCGTACTCAGATCAAACGTTATAATGGGCTTTTAAAGTATCCTGAATATACTGGTAAAGATAACTCCGGTCTTATTAAAGGCTATCAATCTGAAATTTTCCATTTCTTATTGATCGTAACTGATAACTCTGGTTTGAATGTAGAAAAAGCGTATATCTTGGCATCTTGCCAACCTAACCTTGCTAACACATCTAACCTTTATAACGTTATGCGTGGGGAAATTCAGTTTGCTGAAATTCCGTTGCAGTTCAATGGTTTTCCGATTCCTGGACGTATCGTTAACCAACGTGCTACAGAATTCCTTGACTTTATTAACAAGCATACATGCTTTGATGAAATGGAATTCGGATACAATATCCTTAACAAATCTATTCATCCTGAAGCATCTGCTGAAGTATATGCTGGATCGTCTGATGCAACAGTTGCAGATTCTCCGACATATGATTCTATTGTTAACCTTAAAGCAACGATGTAAAAATAATATCTCTATACTGGTTAATTCCAGTATAGAGATTTTTATTGTTGATTATTTAGTATACTGGATACATTAAGGTAATTGTCTTAAATTGACGTATTTTAGGAGGGAATTTAGTTGGCTGACGATAAAAACAAGACTCCGAAATCAGACGATATGCCTATTTTAAATACTAATTTAAATAAAAAAATTATCGATGATGTACAAAAAAGCATAGATGATCTTTATAAGAATACATACTTCACCAATAATGATAATACTAAATACATTGATTCCATCAAGAGAAAGATGGATAATGATTTAGAAACTCTTATTGATAAAGCTAAATCTAGCAATGGTGGATTGGATATGTCTGAGCTTTATGCTAAGACATTATTCCAAAATGATACAGATCAAATAAACGAAATACGTAATGTATTAGAAGATGAAACAATGCTTACAGATATTATGGATATCTATTCTCAGAATACGGTAGTACGTGACTTAGATAGAGAAATAGATACTATCTGTAAGTATATGCCTAAACTTGATGAAGCATTAGATATTAAGAAAGATAATATCTTATCTGCTGATCATTTTAATGATGATGCAGTCCGTATTTCTATTGAAAGATTAAGCTCAGATGGATCTAATAATGGAAAATCTGAAGCTGATGGATCTGATTTGAATTTATTCCAGAAAAAATATAGATTGGATCAATTTAGAGAAAAATTATATGCAGACACTGCTAAATATGGAGAACAGTTTGTATATATTGTTCCCTATAAATTAGCATTAGATCGTTTATTGAAAAAGACTCCTTCATCTAATTTATTATCAGAAGCATCTATTTATACTGAAGAAGAAATGAATGCAAGATTTGAACAGATCAATGAAACTCTTCGGTTTAAGTATACTGAATACAAAGATGAAGCTGATCTACAAAGTAAACGATTAGAACAAGTCTATGATTTAAATGAAGATACAAATATTCCTAATTCTGCTTTATCTGGTTATGAAGATAAAGGAATTACATATAAAGGGATAGATATAGAAATTAACAAAACTGGAGTCATTCCAAGTATCCTTGCACACGAAAATAATGCTAGACGCATTATAAGGGAAACAGCAACTCTATTTGGGGAGGCCTCGGTTGAATCTGGACTCGGTTATAATAAAACAACCTACCTTTCCAACTCTTTATATTCTAAAAATGCAAATGATAGATTAAAAAGAGCAGTAAAGAATGGAACTTTAGAAGTTCCTACAAGTTTAGCAAATGATGGATTAAAAGATATTAATGAAAAACGTGGTTCTAAAAAAGAATCTGAATTAGAACTCCCTGGTGCAGTATTAGAAATCCTTGAACATGATAAAGTTACTCCTGTATATATTAACAAGAATACATGTCTTGGATATTACTATCTTGAAGTAAACAGTCCTGATGGATCTGGTGATGAAGCAAATGGTATGACCTTTACTTCTACTTTAGGTGGGTTGCGTCCTAGAAGAACTGCTAGAGAAAATACAAACACTGCTATGAATAACAGTGCTCAAACTAATGAAGTTCTTTTAAAGATTGCAAAAAAGATTTCTCAAAGAATAGATAAAAACTTTATTAATGCTAACCAAGATCTATCTAAAGAAATCTATGCTATTCTTAAATACAATGCAGATAATGGAAATGGTAGTACTGCTAAAATGAGAATTACCTTTATTCCTCCTTCTGATATTATTCATTCTTATTTTGAATTGAATGATAAGAGTCATAGAGGTGTATCTGATTTAGCTAAATCTATCTTCCCTGCTAAGTTATTTACTTGCTTATATATCTCAAATACTATCGCTCTTCTTACTAGAGGATATGATAAGAGATTATACCATGTAAAACAAACAGTAGATACTAATATCACATCTGTATTGCTCAATGTAATTAATCAGATAAAACGTTCTAATTTCAATCTTAGACAGATTGAAAATATGAATAATATCTTAAATGTAACTGGTAGATTTAATGACTTGGTAATTCCTCAAAATGCTAATGGTGAATCTCCTGTTAGTTTTGAAATTATGCCTGGTCAAAACGTAGAAGTAAAAACTGAATTTATGAATATGCTGGAAGAAATGGCAGTAAATCAAACTGGTGTTTCTTTGGAAATGGTAAATAGTAGATATCAAGAATCGACAGCTACTCATCTTACTATGAGTAATGCTAGATTCTTAATCAAAGTATATAGAAGACAGAAGCTATTCGAACCGATTCTATCTGAAATTTATACAAAATTGTATCAATATGAATATGATACAAAAGTAAATGTATCTGTAGAGCTTCCGCTTCCTATTATGCTTAACTTTACAAATACGTCCCAAATTCTTTCTATGTCTCAAGAATTAATCAATAGCATCACTCAAATGAAATTTGGTTCATCTCAAGATGAAACAGCTAAGATGTCATTCTCAGCTATGCTTATGGAATACTACTTCAATTCCTTCTTACCGATGGATAAAATAAATGAAATGGCTGATAAAGCTAAAGTACAATCAGCTTCTGATCAAGTAAAAGGGGCAGAAGAAATGGGTGGAGACATGGGAGGATCTGGAGGTCAACAATATTAATTTAACAAATCCACTTAACTAATTAATAATGATAAATAGAGTGTTTGCCTAAACGAATTTTTGTAAAAAAATTATAAGAAGTAGTACATCTATAAAAATTGTAACGCACCATTTCATCCGTCAATTTGTAATACTTATATAAAGCAGACACTCTGTTTGTCATATTCATATTGCGATAACGAAATACTAAACTGAATCTAAATATTTAGGTCCTGCAGATAACTGATTAGTTATCGAGAACTTCCAAACTAGAATTAGATAAGTTTAGCATGATGAACGTTGGGGAGGTATTCTTCAAACATCGAATTATATTATACCTAGGATATAGCTCTTCGATAAGTAGATCTTTATTTCGATATCAATTTTTAAGGGTCAACCCGTAATACGAATCTTTTAATGCTAACACAGAGATTGTAGGGAAGAGCTTAATGGCTCTTCCCTATAGTCTTCGTAATTTCTATAACTTGTTTTAAATTTTTATTTGATTGAATCGATTCTAATTGCTTTTGTTCATTGGTAAAGATTTCATATAGTTTTTGATTTATTTCATAATCTGATAACTGTATCTCTGAACAATCAGTAGCTATCTTTTTAAACAATGGTTTCTTAGTAGTATAATAATATTTTAAAGTACTAAACCCTACATCAACAACGTCTATATATCTTGTATTATCTGATCTGGTTCTACCAAAGGTTTGTTTAGTAAGGACTTTAGATTTAAAAGGTTCATTAAGAACGATAGTCATTTCTAATCCTTTTATATCTAATGCAGCACCAGCTGACTTTGTAGTTGTAAGTATGATTTTATTTTCCAATTCTCTTTGTTTTACATCTTTAGGTACTAAAGAAGAGAATAATCCTATAGGAAGATTGGGGTAATTGTATCTAATCCAATAGAAAGTTTTTAGTATAGCAGCATTGGTTCCTATATAGATAAGAACCTTCCCTTCAGGAGATACAGTTTGTTCTATCATAACTAATAGAATCTTTAGTATCTTATAATAATTTTCTTTGGTAGTTAGATAATCAGTGTACTTTATTCTATCAAACCCATACACATTTGCACACTCTTGTATATCTTGAGGTCTAGGATGAGAATTGAATAGAATCGAAATATACTTTGTATGAGGATCTTTATCCTCATCGAATAAGTCAATAGACGGGACTGTTTTAAATGCAGCTTGGTATATCCTATTATCAAAATAATCAGATTGTATAGGAGTTGCTGTGAGATAGAATGTTTTATAAGTATCTGTGAAGAAATCTATCATACAAATATTATCAAACCACAAATGTGCTTCATCATATATCTTAACACCAATCTTTAATCTTCTAAATAAAGCACCAACCATATTCCATCCATGTTTTTTAGCAAATGATTTTAATGTGCTGTGGGAACACAGAAAGAATTTAATTTTTGAAATATCTTTCATTCCATTGATAAGCTTAGCTATAGTTCCCATTCCTGCTATAGTATAGATTTCATCATCTTTTAAATCAGTATATTCTTTAATCTTTTCTCTCCATTGATCTATCCAATCTAATGAAGAAGTAATCATCATTGTTTTAATAGATAGATAAGCAAAGGTTGTTACAGCTACATATGTTTTACCTACCCCAGTATTTAGGTTTAATTGTAATTGAGGTTTATTTAAATTTCTTCTATAAGGATCCATTCCTAAACAGAATCTTATAGCTTCTTTTTGTTTTTCATCTCTAGGAAGATATTTTAATCTTACTTTAGGAATCTTATCATATGTATCAGGATATACTTTTCTATAGATATCATCACCAAAAGCTCTATCTATAAAATACTGTTCTAATCCTGCAGGAAGATACAAATCTTTATTTTCTTGATCATAATACATTCCCTTAGGTTCTAATCTATGACAGGTTTTATTATAAATTGAAAACTTTCTTTCTATAAATTCATTATCTCCAATATCATAATTATGAATGATAGTAGTAGTATGTCTCATCTCTATTTTGCTAGTAACTTCTTTATTTTGCATTATAGAATCTCCTTTATAAGAATTACTATATCGTTTTACATTTCATAATTATTGTATATGCCTATCTTAAAATTACAAAAAAAAAGAGAAGGGATTGATTCCCTTCTCTAATAAACTTTTTAAATATGATAAATTTCATATTCAAGAGCAGCGTTTGCCTTTTTACTAGCAACGTAGTTTTCTCTCAATTGTTCTACATTGTTTTCAAAGTCTAAAATTGCATCACCTTTGAAATTATTCTTTGTGATGAAATCAGATATACCCTTAGATACATCTTTGCTATCAATACTTGAAGAGTAAAGATGATCTTTGAATTTGTATCCAAGTATCAAATTAGTTTTGAAATAGCTGCTATCTTCTATAAGCTTTTTCAAAGTAAGAGTTAGTTTAGATTTATTTATTATGCGATAGGAAATTATGCAGAATTCTTCATAGTAATTATTTCCATATCTACTAAATTCGATGGCACATAACTTATTACCATCATACACCATATTATCATCTAAATCAGTGATAACTATATTGCCAAACTCTTTAAAACTATATGAAGTAAATATCGTTTCCACACTATTTCTAGATACTTCTTCATTATTAGTAAAATTGATATCCAACATTGTAAAATTTAACATATTATATATCCTCCCGCAATCCTACACAAAATAAAGTTTAATCAAATTCATCTTCAGAATAACTGAATTCAAATCCACCTATATCTCCCCAAACAAGATCATCCCTACTAATTTCAGCAAAATCTAAAAGGAAATCCATAAATTCTAAATACATTTCATTTGAAGAATCCCCTTCTACTATAGTCCCTTTGAATTCATCAGGAACAGATTCTAAGTGCTTGGTTAAAGATTCTTGTTCAAAACCTTCAATGTAATTTGTATAATCCGATTCGATGACAGTGACTCTAAAGATATTATTATCCTCTGCTAATTTCTTAATAATCTTATTCAGACTATCATAAGCAGGAACCTTTTTATCTTTATCATCAGGATCAGTATAAAAAGGATAGCAATAAAATGTGATAGAGTTAGTTTGATTATTATTATCTCTACCAGCTAAGAAAATTTCCCAAATATCTTTATCATCATATTTGAGATCAAGGTGTTTGTAGACTTCGATCTTATCTACAAATGAAATAAAGAATCCTTTATATTCTTTATTTCCGTGGGTTGTTGATGTTGATTCAAAATATAACATAAATATCTCCTCCTAAATAAAAATAGATTTGAAATAAAGTTAAATAAATATACGCTAGATTCTAAAGATCTATTCATATTTATAGTATATAATCTATATAGGTTTTTAACAGGTTAACATAATAGTGAGTTATTTGTTATCTCTCCTTTTGCTAAACTATATTGATCTCCTGTATGTAACACTTATACGCTCCTGTATGTTGATAATGTTTGTTTTGTTATACTTTCTTTTCATTTTGTTTTTCTTACAAATAACTCCCCCAATAGCAGAAATGCTATTGGGGTATAACTTAGTCATCGATTTCAGTTTTGGGTCTATCTCTAAATGCAAAGTGCTTTCTAATGTCTCTAGGTATTTTATCAGATTTATCTTTAGTAAAGATAATAGGGCATTCTCCAGGAAGCATAGTAGATTTATTTACTTCAGACCAGATTTCATGATCTGCAGTTAAGAACTTCTTAGGTTTAGCCATAAAGAACGGATCTAATATACTAGGTTCTGTCTTAGTATGGTTTATAGGTTGGAATAAAGCCCTTCCAAGTTTCTGATAATCAAGAGTTACGATAATAGATTTATTATTGGTTAAAGCTTCATTCAAAGTAAGTATTTCATATTTAGCATCAGGATTTGACCAATCGGGTTTCTTAAGCTTATCTTCTTCCGAGCAAATTTGTGAAGATAAAATAGTTTCAAGATGGATAGATTGACATTTAACTCCGCCTTTTAAAGCTGCATCTTGAAGAGATTCTACAATAGTATCTTTATCAAATGATTTAGTTACATTCTTCTTATTAATTATATCTGTAAAGATATCTAAAGACTTACCTAAGTCATTATTTTGAATCTTGAGTAAGAAGAGTTCAATATCTTGTAATTCATTTAAAGGAATTACAATATCTGTATTTTCTGTATCAAAAGTTAATTCATTTTCAGAAATCTTATTGTAGATGAATGAAGATAATGCATTAGAAAGATACATCTTATTTTCTATAGGATTTCCATCATCATCTACTGCTGTGATTATAAACTCTTCATTTTTAGGAGATACTATATAGAATTTGGTAATAAATTGTTCCATGAACGGACCACTGTCTTCAGTAGCATGAGAATCATTACTGAACTTATTATGTTCAAAGAATTCATCATCACCTTCTACCTGAAGATCTTGATAATCAATCTTAAACTTCCATCCGTTCATATTCTTATTTTCAAACAAAGATTCTTTAAATACAATGGTATTTACATTTTCTATTTCCAAGAAAGTATGGAAATTAGAATTCCAATTTACTACTTCAATAACTGTTTCTAATAAATGCTTAGCAGACAATCTCTTTTGAGTGTATTGGGACGTCACATGTTCTGTAGCAATACGACCAATAGAAATATCTCTGTTAGTATAAGCTAAATCACCATAGCACTTATAGCAAATACCGTGCCCATCTGCATTTGATTTACACGTGATAGGACTTCTTAAAAATACCCTCTTGCCAATGAGGGTCGAATCCGAGGTATTGATTTTGTATTCCGCTCCATATCGTTCAAAACGATAATATCTTCCTTCAAGAAGCTTTAAATGTTTAGCATCTTTGATAAGAAGATTAATAAAGTTATTAGTCCCACAATCAAAATGAGGATCACTGTTTAAGAATGTATCCATATTGTTCAATCCAAGAATTCTGGCAAAAGCACCAGAATCCCCAACATTCTTTTTAGAAATAATCTGAGCTACACGAGAAGCCCCATTATCAATGTATTGTGCTACTAATGTATTCAAACCACCATTGATATAGGATTTATTAATAATATCATGGTAGATAGAACCTTGTCCATCAGGCTTAGTGCCTATATTAATATTGTTTTCTTTATACTGTCTAATATTAATACCTTCTTTTGCACCGAAGGCATATTTAAGACAATGATCATACCCAACTATTTCTTTAGATTTCATAATGTAATTATCTATAGCATCATGAACTAATTCCATACCTCTATCTTTTACTTCTCCAATAGGAACTCCACTTAAATCAGCATGAAGTAAATCATAATATGCTTTACTATGTTGCATAATATCAATATCATCTTCTAAGTTAAGAGTATTAGCTAAGAAGAGAGAGAAGTCATCTACATCAGAGAAGTGAAACAATGTATCTGCGATTGCATTGTTTAAGATTCTATTTTCTATTTCAATCTTATTAGGTTCTACAATGTATTTATCTATAAAAGCTTTAATTGTATCTCCTGTTGTATGTTCTTCAAAGAACAAATGTTGAGGTTGAATTTTCTTATTTATAAAGATAATGGGAAACCACATTATCAGATTCAAATAATAATCTGTGATCATAAGATCTACAGATTCATTTCTATTTCCATTAAAATAAACTGTAATATATAAATTTTGAACTTCAGGAGTTTCTATGCCGTCCCTAAGAATATTTAAAATACCCTTATAATGAAACTCCCAATTACTACTATCGATAGTTGTTACATCTACTTCTAATTTCTTATTTTTAATAAGCTCATCGTACATGTAATAATTTTGGAAATTGGTAAGATTACTTTGTTCCATCAGTCAAAATCCTCCTCATTTGCTAAACCCCATATAATATATTGTGAATAGAATTGTAATTTCTTACTCCAAAATTATAGTATGTATTTTAAATTATATTTAAGAAAATATATAGGCTATGGAACTTAATCCATAGCCTAATAAATTATTATCGATTAATCTTGTTGAAGTTAAATGCATCCGGTGTAAGTTTAATCAAACGCTTCTGACTTTGCATAGCGTTACGACGAACACGGTTCTGATACTTTGTATAAATCTTCTTAAGCAAACGACGTTCGTTAATACGGTTCTTACGAAGAGCTTCCCAGTCAGCATCACCCTGTTCACGAGCCATCTGAATGGAAGCCAAATGAATACGACGACGAAGGTCATCCTTACGGTTCATCTTAACCAAAGAACGACGACCCAATACGCCAGCTTCTACCAAGTTGTTGAATTCGGAAGATTCTGTATAAGCTTCGAATTCAGCGTCAGACATGCGGTTCATTTCATCAACCAACATATTTTCCATCAATGCGTCCTGATCAATAATGCCAGAACCATCAATTTCTTGATCAAAACTTTCATCTAAGAAAGAATCATCTTTTTTGAAAAACATCTTTAAGTACCTCCTAGGATTTAAATACTTTTATTTGAGAGAATTCTCTCCGCTATATTAGCCTTATATAACTAATACAAGGAGTTTATTATTATGTTTTAACAGCAAATTCTTTATTCGTTATATATTATTAAAATGAATAGAGTCAAAAACTATGAAATAATCTATTATAAAGGAGAAATATAATGGAAGAGAAAGCAGTACCTAAAGGAATCTTAATAAGTAAATATAAAGAATCTATGCTTCATATCCTAGAAAGAATAATGCCTAATTTATCGAGAATGGAATTGATACAGGCTATAGATATTTCTGTAGAAAAGTCTTATAAGGAAAATAAACTTAGAGTAAATAATAATTACACTAAGAGAGAAATCATTACAGATTATTTATCATTGGCAAATGATCTTATTAATGATAAAGCTATCATGACTACAGAAGGGGTTTTATTTTGTAAACATGGTACAGTAAAAAATCCTTTTTATAATCTGATACAATATCTTGTTGATAAACGAGATGAAGCAAAAAAAGAAATGAAGAAACATCCTAAAGGATCTGAAGAGTTTAATGCATGGAATTTAAAACAAACAAATTATAAAGTATCTTGTAATGCATTATATGGGTGTGCTGGTCAGTATAGCAGTATATTTTATAATCTGTATCTTTGTACAGCTGTAACTGGGCAAGGACGTGGTTGTATATCCGCATCCATCACCATGTTTGAATCTTTCCTTGGGAATAATGTTAAATTTTCATCTCTTACAGAAACATTACAATTTATAGAAAATATAGTAGAAGATCAAAAGAATCCTAAGTTTTATAGATTTAAAGATTGGGATATACTTGATAGAAATATTACTATCGAAGAATGTTTCTTAAGAATAATGAAGAACTGTGGTGGAGATGGATGGATTCCTTCAGATGAAGCAAGGGATGCTATTTGGAAGACTATTTGTAATCTAGATCAAAGATGTATCAATGTTTTGTATTATAAAAACAATTTATACAGATTCTGTGAAAATAAAAAGATAATCAATCTTATCTTAACAATTTTAGTTAAGTTAGAGAAACCTTTCTTAGATCCTAATAAGATTCCTAAAGAATCTGAAGAAGAATTGGTTTTATTAAAAGATATCATGTTTGAGTATGTATATTATCGTCATATGTATATAGATAAACTCCCTAGAGTTTATGATATGCAACGAGATGTAGTTCTTATAACAGATACAGATTCTTGTATTATATCTCTTGATGAATGGTATCGATTTGTATTAAAATATACAATTGGAATTCCTATGAAAGTAAAGTATACTTCTGCTCAATTAGAAGAAGAAGGAAATAAGTTAATAAAGCAATATCAAGAAAATCAACCTAAGTATGATTATGATTTTTATAATGATAAATTGGTTGAAGCTAAGAGAAAGAAATATCCTTTGGTTGTAATTGAAGAAGATTCTCTTAGATATAGTATTGTAGATATCATGTCTTATATAGTAAGCCAATTGATCTTAGATTATATGGTCTTATTTAGTGAAAACTACAATACAAAAGCAAGCAATAGAGATTGTCTTCTTATCATGAAGAATGAATTCTTATTCAAATGCTTACTTCTTACAAAAGGTAAAAAGAACTATGCGGATTTGCAATTGGTTCAGGAAGGAAATATAGTTCCTGAAAATAAACAACTTGATATAAAAGGTCTTCCTATGACTAAAGTAGGGATACCTGAAACAACCTCTAATAGATTGAAGAAGATTCTAGAATTTGATATTCTTAGGAATTCATTCATCGATCAGGTTGATATCATAAAGAAGTTTGCTATTCTAGAAAAAGAGATATATGAATCTCTGAAGAGTAAGGATAAATCTTTCCACAAACCTGCTAGAATAAAATCTATGTATGCATATAAGAAGCCTATGAGTATTCAAGGTATAAAGGCTTCTGTAGCATATAATGAAATCAAAGATAAGGAAGAAGAAAATATAGATCTAGAAGGAAGAAATTCTATACTTGTTATTAAAACCAATATAACTTCAAAGAACGCAGATCTAATAGCAGAATCTCATCCTAATCATTATTTAAGATTGATCGAACTTCTAAAGGATGAAAACTTTAAAGGAGAAGTATCTTCTATAGCTATACCTTCAGATGTAGAAATCCCTGACTGGATAGTCCCTTTTATTGATTATATCAGTATTATTCAAGATAATTTAAGAAGTTTCCCTTTGGAAGAAATTGGTATTAGTAAGTTAGATAGTAAGAATATAACTTACACAAATATTATTCAGTTCTAATATGATACTCACCAGGAACTTATATCCTGGTGAGTTATTTTTTATGAGGTATAAAAAATGGATGATGATAAAATAGTAGCTGATCTTATTTTTTCTAAAATAAAGAAGGCAGAAGAGACTGAAGATGAGAATGATATTTTGAATGCCATATCTTCATTCTCTCTTATTAAGATAGATAATGAAACTTTAAATAATGAGATTATAGTATTATTACGAGATCATGGAGTTAGATTAGTATTTAGAAAAGTAAAAGATGGAATGACTGAACACACTTATTTCGCCTTAGAATATAAAACCATTGCCTTACAAATTCCATAGTATCTTTAAGATACTATGGAAAATCCTCCATAATTATATATTATAAATATGATGAGTTAGTATACTTATCAAACTTAAAATAGTTTATTTAATTCTTAAGAATTTTTTATAATGGAGGAGAATGATATGGTGGATTATTATGTAATGAATATAGGAGGAAAAGATATTAAGATTACTTCCTATGACAAAATGCTTCAAATGGAACAAGGGGATTGTACTAGAGATCATTTAACACAACTCCAATATATGGCTTCCTTATTTAGAAATCTTGGATATGACAAGATTGATAAGAACCTTAATTGGTTAAATCTTCGTACTCCTTTTGAAAAGGTAAATAAGAGTATAGACGGAGAGAAGTATCTTCCTGTAACTTATCATAATCTATTTATTATGGGTCCTATGAGTTTAATGGATCTAATAGATATGATCTATATTTGGGGTAGAGGAAAGGCTGAGTCTGGTAATATACTGGATTACATTCATTCTTATATTCTTCCCGATGAAGATACTATATGTTTTTCATTAGAGAACAATATAAAAATCTCTAGAACAAAGGTTGTAAAGAACAAAGTAGATAGATGGTTATCTACGAATATTGAATTTCGTAGAATGTATAATCTAGCTATCAATGATGATTATTTTGAAAATAGTTTTATAAACTATACTAAGTTCTTTAAGATGGCATTTATTGAAGATCCTATTCCTTTATTTGCAGCAGGTATTATAGAACCTGATTTTATTAGTGATCTTATTCGTAGATCTGAAATAGAAGCAGCTAAGAAAGCAAATAAACTTTTTGCATCTCCTGCTTTAAGAACAGATGAAGCTATGTTTGATTATTTCATAGAAATTTTTACAAGATATCAGAGGATTATCTCTGAAAATTATTATAAGAAAGGAGCGTATTATTTTACAGGAGCAGAAATCATTAGAGATGAAAAGAAAGATAAAACAATTTATATAACTACTCCTAGAAATAAGATTGAATTTATTAACCCTAGAGATGCAGTAGAAAGGGTTAGATTTGATTTAGTAAATGAAAAAGAATGGGATTTAATGAAATATTATTATCTAAATGATGTTGAGGTTACTGGAGAAATAAAACAAACTATTTTCAAATATGTAGATAAAAAGAATATCCAGTCTCTGTCCTTAAACTCTGAAGATGATAAAAATATCCTATTCAAAAATCTATTTTATGTAGTAGATTTGCTAAGTAAGTCTTATCCTGAATCTTTAGATTTTAAAGATAAGATGGTATTAAGTAAAGGCTTCTTTGTAACTCCTGATATATTTGGGTTGTACAATAAATCTACAAAGAAGTTTATATTAGTAATGCGTAATCTCAGTATCCTAATTACAGGAATAAAAGATGCTGTGGATTATTATGCAAGTTTGTATAATAAAGATGTGCTTTTAGATGAAAAAGAAATTGGGGATGGATTGAACTCCATAGAACCTGGAAAGGTGGATTATGAAAGTATGAATAAAAAATCATTTATTGGAAAGAATGAACCCAAACCTGGAGATATAATCCCTAAAGCTCCTAAAGTAAATTATAGTAATTATATAGATCTTAATAAGATCCCTGGTACTATAGTTCCTAATAAAGGGTTAAGAGATATCAAAGAAAGCAAAGTTCCTAGTTTGATGGATGTTACAGAAATTGAATAGTGTAAAAGTAAGAAAACTTAACTGTATATTATTATGGTGAAAATACAAAAAATTGGTTTTGGGTACTACAATAAGTACCCAGAAAAGGAGAATAAAAATGAGTAAAATAGTAAAAGATATTATCATTTTCACCATGATTATTGGTGGATTTTTCTATGGACTTAGTGTGATTAACTATCACGCTAGTTTATTAGAAGAAGTAGAACGTGTCACTGGTAAGTACAGCGACATGTACTATGATAAGCCCAACCTCGTCACTTATGACGAGGAGGCTTATGAAAAAGATATGAAGGAGCATAAACAAAAGCTCCTTCAGAAGAAAGTTGATTCCCTGTTTAAAAACGGGGAGTACAAAGTTCCCAAGGGCTTATAATAAGCCCTTGTTTTTTTTGTTTCACATTAGTATAATAGACTTTTTAATGTGAAAGGATTAGTGAATAATATGCCAATGGCAAATGAAATGACTAAACTCCTTAATAAGATAGAACGACGTTTAGGAACAATGCAGATGAATTTACCAGATTATCTTTCTAAAGATAAATGGGCAAGAGAAGTTATTTGTAATGAAACATTAGATACATTCTCTCGTTATTTTCCTAATAAAGTTCCTTATCAACTTGGTCCTGAAAACCAAAAAGGAGATTATTGGCTCATAGATGAAACAATATGTGAAAGCCAGACTATCATTGGATGTGGGGATATAGATTGGCATAGTTGGTCTGCCCACTTTCCTGGTTTGACCTATGGTGGGGTAAATACATATGATATGATGTCTTCATCTGTTGATTTTGGAACATATGCAGATATTGTTCAGATGGCTGACCATATATCTGCTTTTGCAAATGGTATTTATGTAGAATGGATTCCGCCTAATAAAATTAAATTAAATGTAGCTATTTCTGCTAGTTTTATTACTAAGTTCCAGCGGATACCCATTTCATTATTTGTAAAACATGCAGATAATTTGAAAACCATTCCTCCTACTCAAATGGAAATATTTGAAAGATTAGCAACAGCTGATGTAGCTACTTACTTATATGAACAATTAAAGATGTATGATAATTTAGAAACCGTATATGCAAATATTGATCTGAAATTATCTTCTCTTGAAGAAAAAGCAAGAGATAGACAACAAGTAGTAGAAATCTTTGATCAAAGCTTTGTATCTGCTGCTAATAAGAACCAACCTGTTATGCTTACAATTAACTAAAAAAAAATATAGAGAATGCAGATTACTGCATTCTCTTGTTTTTATTTCTTGTATCAAAGAATGAAAGTTCTTCTTGATTTATACTCATATCATACATATTATACCCAGGGATAGGAGTAGGCATTGCATTAATCATAGTACAAGCATAATTATAAATCTGAAAAGTCCTTATAAGATTCATAAACTCCAACACCTTTTGGAAACTCATACTTATGATATTATTTTTATTGTTTAAGTACAAATCTAAACAAGGTTGTACTTCTTCATTATAATACTTATGCAATCCAGGACTAAATATAATATACTTATTTCCTGGTAGATCTATAGTTACTCCTTCAGATTTTTTTGCATATAGTTTTCCTTTTCTTGATTCATAAGTATTCTCTGGATACAATACAAAGTCTTCTAACTTCGGTAATAGAGATAATCTAAGCATCTCTAAATGACCAGCATTTAGCATTACTGATTCTCTAAAATCTGATTTATTTCTTCTAAGATTTTCTATAGTTAAGAAACAATCAAACCCTCTAACTATTTTTCTTTTTTTAAATCCTTCATTATCTGTATACTGCACTTCTCTATAATAATATTTTTTTGTATATCCTTCCCCAGCTTTTACAGGAATATACAAAGAGACATTCATATTCATTGTTGCATTAGGTCCAAGAAACATGATATGATCTTGCATCTTGGTATACAATAATATTACATCTCTCATCTGTCTTTCATCAGATGTGACCAATAAACCCACCCCTACATTCGTCTAGTAACGAATATTGTGTCTATCTTACATTTCTTACTTTTCTTAACTATGATAAATCTCATAAGATTTACCCCATTGAATAAAGAATATATGAAATCTATTTTATTTGCACAAAGATATACAGAATCATTCTTTGATATATCTAAGATAGATTTTGAAATATAACTCATATATTCGGGTAATGATCTACCATCCATTCCTGTAGGAACAAATCTAAATGCTCCATCAGATGTTTTATGATCATCAATAATAGATCTAAAACTTTCATTATTAGTTACATCCATGTATGAGATATCTTCATTTTCTGCTTTTGAAATATAGTTTATGATATTCTCAAATATAGGAGTGCTTATCTTATTCCGTTCTCCTATACAACCTAAACTTGCCATAATATTTTCTCCATTTATATTTTGGTAAACAGTTGATATTCTATGTACATAACCTTTTTCAATGTCTCCAACTTGTTCATATCCTATTAATATAGATAACTTATCAGTATTTAATCCATTTTCTTTAATATCTTTAAAGAAAGGATTTAAGTTTTTACCAAAGAAAGAAATATACTCTACATTCAAATCCTCAGGAATTGGATATATTACATCATATAATTTTTCAAATACACCTATATTGAAAACTGAATTAAAACTCTCCCCATAAATCTGAGGCATATTATACCCAAAGGTGTTTTTATAATCGGTATACCGATACTTATTGAGCATCTTCGAAGGAATATGAATTATTTCAGATTTGAGATTCTTAGCTTCTACTAAGCATTTCATTAATTTTTCACCATCTATTACAAATTCTTTAAAAATACCCATTATAACAATTCCTTTCTAATCTTATCTACTTCATCCTTAACCCAATTAGGCATAGGAACATCTATAGATACAATTTTATTAGGATTGATAAGATCTATAACTTGTTTCTTATTACTAGATAAATTCATCTTAGGAATTTCTTGCAAGATTTCTTCTACATCCATCATTCCTAACCATCTATTACAAAACTCAATATAATTATAAGATGCAAGATTTTCTGTAAATGTTCCTCCAGGACTTAGCTTAAGATATTCAGGATCTTTATAAGGAGGATTATCTATAAAAATCTTACCAACTTGTGTATTGGTTGCCATATTAAATTCTTGCATCAAAGAAGGATATAGACGTTTGTAGTCAAAGTCATTCCCATTGTTATATTTATAAATCGGTTGACCATTAATTCTTACTTTATTCTTATCAGAGATCTTGGTAGGATCAGCTACAAAAGCACCAGAGAACTTTTCTTCAGGTTTCTTACCAAATCTATTGATATTATTACCAATGATTACTCCTTCATGATGCTTATAAAACTCTACCGCTTTTGTTCCGAGATAATTGGTTTGTCTAAATATCTTTTGGAACGGAGTGTTCATTTCTATTACATTATTAAATACATATTTAAGATCATCAGTTTGAGCTTCTATACATACTTGAACAACCACATCAATGATATTATATAACCAGAATATATAGAAGTTTAGATACGGTAGTTTCCCAATATCCGTTGTTATTTCATGATAATCTAATTTTCTTACTCCACATTCTAAAGTACCTACATAATCTAACTTATTAGATTCAATAGCACTTTGTCCTTTACGTCTAGATGCATACGTTATCATCTGATCAAGATATGTTGATCTTGCAGATATATTAGCAAAATCTCCACGTTCTTCAAGATTATTAAGATTCTTTTCATCTAGAATATATTCACAGAATCTATATTGAGGAGGAATATCACTATCACAAATTACATCTCTAGGATCTGCTCCATTAGCTTTTAATCTCTCAATCAAAGATGGTAAGTCATAAGAGATATTATATGCTGTTACGATATCAGGAGATAATGAATGAACTAATTTAAAGAATTCTAATATAAGACTTAGTTCATCATCAAAGAACCCAACAGATAATTCTACATTGTCTAATTTATATTTACTTACTTTTTCTTTACTACCAAGATCATATTCGATGAAGGATCTTACTTTCTCTTTATACTTTTTAAAATCCTTCTTCATATCATCTTCAAGTTCTTGAATTTGGTTATTTCTTTTATTTCTTAAAACAAAGTTATATAGTGTATTTGTTTTTGAATAATATCCTGTAATTGCATTTACAGGGCATTCACCTATTGTTACATTATCTGAAATAGAATCTATGATATCTGATTCAATATCAAAGAAGAATATATCTATAGGTATAACAGGATTCTTATATATTTCTGCAAATCTACTTCTTGTATAATTCAAGATATTCATATCTGCTGCAAAAGATCTAGGATGAGCAAAAAAAGCATCATTCAATCTAAAATTACCAGAATACATATTTTGTTTATAGAGGTCTTCATTACCAGTCTCTTTAGCAATAGATAATTTTATATCTTTATACTTACAAGTAATAGGTTCTACTTTATCTTTTTCAATAAATGCAAGATTGTGTTTTGTTTGATATTCTTTCTTTAATAAATACCAAGTATATTCAGGTTCTACATCTATTCGTATTTCTTTTTTTCCTGTATCATTGTTCTTAAATATAATAACCAAATAATCTTTATCATACTTTCCAGTTTCTTCATTTCTAATAGGTCTAGTATAAAATACATTCATTATAGTAAGATTAGATCCTTCAGGATATCCGATTACATCTTTTAAAAGCATTTTATGTCCCCTTCCTATATATCAGTTATAATTAAGTTTCCAGTATTTTATATCTTCATAATTATAATATGTAGCTAAATTAAAGTTTGCTTAAAATAACAGGTTAATAATTAATTTAATCTTAAGAGGTGGTATTATGTCTAAAAAAGAGGTTATTACTTTAGATTTAATAGATGATAGCGAAGATGAACAAAGAACTTATGGTCTATCTGAAGAAAATCTTATCGAAAAAGATTCTTCAGCAGAACCTACTGTAATAGATACTACAGAAGAAAAGTTAGCTTCTAAAAGAAAAAGAGGACCTGGTCGTCCTCCTAAAGATGCTCCTGTAATCACTTATACAAATATTGTAGATGATGAAGATAAGTCTTCTAAAAAAGGAAAGAACGCAGTAATTAAAGAATTAGAAAAAGGGTATAGCGATACAGGAAAGATGTTGTATGAAACCATAGCTCAATCGGATATGATTTATACAAACATAGATGAAGAATTAGCCCAATTTAAAAGAAGTAAGATGTATGGTGGTAAGATGCGTCTTCAACATATGTCTAACTTTATGGGAGTTCAGATGGGTATTTTAAATACCAAAATTTCTGCTGTTCGAGAATTAGATGCAATTAGAAATAAGATTAATGATATTGCACTTAAGAAAGAACAGATGATGAAAGATGTTAAAGATGAAAATTCAGATAAAGTTATTACAGATGCATATTATGCAATGCTTAATGCACCTAAATATGGCTTACCGATGATTAATCAGCCTTTAGCTCCTCAATCTATTAATACTGGAATAAATCTTTCTGGTAGTAAAATAGAAACATCTAATGTTGGAACTCCTGGAGTTGCCAGTACAAATGTATCTTTAACCGATATTGTAACTGTTGATGGTAGTACTGCAAATATTGATACTTCTTTTAATCAATATAGAGCAAATCTAAGCCCAGTACAAAGAAAGATGATTTCTGAAAAAGATCCTAGTATTCAAACGGTTGTTGTATATAATCAAGCTACAGGATCAAAGTATTTTGACGTTGTAAATGTACAAACAGGTCAATCTATTCCTGGTATTGAAAGACCTGCAGAATTCTTATTAGATAATATGAGAATTGACCAACGAAATGGTAGAGCAGTAAACTCTAATGCTAATATGGATTTTCCTCTAGTAATAACTGGAACACGTGCTTTTGATGAATTATAAAAAGGGTGGGTAGTAGGTTAAGACCTACTACCCAATAATTTAATTAATAATCAGCGATATCGACTACATCATCTTTAACTTCAGGTCCATAATATAAGAAGAAACCATATTTTACATCTCTAGTAGGACCAAGGCTCATAATTTTATATGTTTTTTCTGGAGTTATACCGATTGTGCATTTATAAGCACAGGCACTTCCAAAATTAGTATTTCCTTTTTTCCAAGCACCATCACCCCATATATAATCACTATTTAATGCTTTTATTGTAAATGGAGCAATTGGTGGTGGATAATTTTTTTGTTTTTTTGTATCATACCATTTTATACCATTAGATGAATTAAATATAGCTAAATAACTAGAATAGAAGGTTATAGATTCTTTATCATTTAATAACCCATTATTTTTTAAATACTCTTCTATATGACCAAGTTGCATACCATTAATAAAAGTATCCCCATAACTAAAATAACTTCTTTCATCAGAATAATATGGATCATGTAAATAGTATACTCTTATTTTATTTACTCCATTTGGAAGTTTTACTTCTTTTAATCTTCTATTAGTAAAAGTATCCAATATCTTTTCACATGGAAAACCGTCATTACCATGTTGCCTATCTTGACCAGTTATAAATGCATTAAGATAATACTTTAAAGTAGGAGGTGTTAAGAGTCTTATTTCTATATCACTCTGAATATTATATATTTTCTTACCAACATTTATTTCAGCATCATCATTATATTCAAAATATGGTTCTTGTGATTGAAGAGAATATTCTTTTTTAGTTCTTGTGTGTACTTCTATAGTATTATCAGGAGAAGGAAGCATATAAAAGTCTTCTGTATGCTCTATTCCATCATTGGTAGTTGCTACTATATTAAAATCTTCATTACCTACTAAGGTAACTTTAATTCTATCAATATATTCAAAATTACAAGATAAAATATCTTTGCTATATTTGTTTTTAGATATATATGAATTACCAATCAATAGATCCTGTTCAATATCTGCATATCTAAACAAGAATCTATCAGAAGATAAAATCATTTCATTAAATTCTTCTACCTTTTTATCTACTCTAACACTAGCAAACATGATTAAGTCTTTAATAAACTTATTCTGATCATTATCTACTTTATTATGAGTTAATTCATAAAATTCAAAAGCAGTTAAATCAGGAACATTTGCTTTTTCTTCATTATCTGATATAATATTGTATGTATCATACATCATATTCAATCCAGGACCAAAATCTAAATCATTTCCATCATATTTAGATTTTACATATATAGAGCATGTAATGTTCTTAGATACATTGATATGATAAGGAAGAGTTGTTAAAACAAATTCTAAATCCTTATAATATAACTTTCTTATATTGTAATTATAATAATACCAATAGGTCATAATATCCTTATTATCATATAATGAATGATATTTTAAAGGATCTTTATTTTCGGGTTCCCCTAGATTAAATAGCATATGACCATTACCAGTAAATGAATCTGTATATGCTTTTACAAAGAAGTAGTAATTTTCATGAATATCATTAAAATATATCTTACTCTTTTCACTAGATACAAAGGTTCTAGTATCATCGGCATATCCTAAATATTCATTAAGATCAGCAGTCATGTATAACGTATTATTGTTATAAATCTTTATTGTCTGATCTTTTAGATCTAATAATACTCCTATAGTGTCTCCTTCCATAGGATATACAGGACCATATACAGTTCTTATAGGATAATGAATAGTTTTATCATTAAGGGTTACATTAGCATAGTAGTAATTATAATCTTTTCTAAATAAATCAATAGAGAAAGATTTATAAGAAGAATCAGTAATAGACTTTTCTATTTCTTTATGATCTGCTATGCCTATTTGTATTGGCAATCCAACATATCCATTATCCATAGGTGCTTCTTTACAATTAAACTCAAAATATATCTTTTGATCAGAAGGGATAGGATATGGGAAATAAGCATGATCTGCTGGATTCTGATTTTCAGAATATATAATAAATGAATTCTTATTATTGGGATCGTATAATTGAGCATCTCCAAGATTAGGTTCTATATAAGTTTTTCTTTCATTTAAATTAGACCCTAAAGGAGCTAAATCATTTTCTACATGAACTGTCATTCCAAATTCAACACCATATTTTATTCTATTAGAATAATAATTATTGGTGTCATTATCATTAGATAAAAACGAAACATTTCCCAATATCTCTAGATTAAACGGATACCGTTCAAAATAATATTGATTTAGACTAATATATCCATCTGGCTTGTATTCAAAAGGAGCAGAACCATAATTGATATATCCACCTATATTTTCAAATACTCTAGAGCATATTGTAAAATAAAAATCATCTTCTTCATTAATTTCAAACTCTCTAGGAGAGAAAGAATAGAATGGATGACCATTTACAAAAATATTTATTTGATTATAGTCTGGATCTACCCCTACTCCTATAATATCATTCTTAGAAGGGATTCTTTCTTTCTTACCCATAACTTTATAGTGTTCACAATAAGCAGATTTATTATACTGCTCATAGGTTTCAAAGTCTTGTCTTCTTGTATAATAAATACTACCTAAACTAAAATCAGTAGATAAGATACCAGAAGATGGTTCTTTATGTATTCCTACATAAAGAGGTAAATGTCTATATAATTCATTTCTTTTAAAATCAGTTACTTTAAATTCAAAATAACTTTTAACGTGTTTCGGTATAGGTTTATTAGATAAGATAATAAAAGGAGTAGAGGCAGCAAATTTACCATCGCTTAACGCCATATCTTCTCTATATACACTTTTATTATCATAGCCGATAGGAATAATTTTTATCTTTGCCATAAAACTATATCTCCTTATCAGATTTCATATTAACAAAATGTTGCTGGTAGGCATTGTTATATGCCTACCAGATTATATCAACTTATCTAATTTATCATTTATTTTTTGTATATCTTTATTTATCTTCACAGTATTATCTTTGATAGCAAGAATCTCTTCATTAATAGAATCCATATTTACTTGTTCTTTGCTCATCTTCTTTTCAGAAGTTTTTAGTATAGATAATACTTGTTTATTTAAATTTGCTTTGCTCATAGATGAAACGACTTCAGATAAAATTAGACATGAAAAAATGAAAAAAGATAATAACCCAAGTATTGAAATTATTATGATTTCTATCATAATATTTTATACCCCTTATTCTAGATTTACTAAAATGTAGACAGGTATACCCATATGGGCCTAAAAAACATAAAAATAAGTTTATTATAGAAAGAGGTAATAGCTTGAAAAAAAGAGGACTTTTACATCAATTATTTTTTGAAGAGAATACATTATCACTCACTAGGCTTATGGCACTTTTTAGTTATTTAGTATTTGTAGCAGGGTCGTTCTATCTTTTATATAATAATATAGATTGGGGAGGATATGCTGTATTTGCTACTTATACAGGAGCAGTAGGTGCCGCTATTCAGACTACTAATAAATTCATTAATAGTAAATATAATAGTCCATCTGGATCGTATGGTATTGAAAATGAAGGAATACCTAAAGAAATTATTAATAAAGAAAAAATTGCACCAACTAAAGTTAACAAGGAAGTAGATGATAAATTAAATCTAGGGAGCAAATAGCATATTTTTGAATTGGAGGAACTCTAATTTATGAATAACTTTAATAATGAATTAATATTAGAGATTACTCTGTTGGAACTTTTATTGTGTGGAACTATATCTCTTTTTGGTTCTTCGATTCATGTACTGTGTTTTAAATATAAAAACAATACTAAGCATAGTATAAGAGAACTAATATCTGAAATACTAACTAATGCTATTGTAGATACATTTATATCTATAGCTACTGCTCCATTTGTAATGGCTATATCCCCTAGACTTATTCTCATCCCGCCTTTGATTTTGGGATTGCTTGGATCGGATTTCATAAAACTACTAACTTCTGTAAATGGAATATTTTCTCTATTTGAAAAACTATTTCGTCTTTACAATTCTTCTCATTCTAATAAAGAGGAAGAATCTAAATCTACTAATGATTCTAGCTCTATAGAAGGAATAGATGCTAATATCAATATAGATATAAATAAGAATAATCATAATAAACATAATGATTGTCTTATTTGTAATCTAATAATTAGTACATCTGATGCCTTAGTTAGTGAAATGGATATCGGCATAAACAATTATTATTCTAATAAAGATGCTATCGCTTTTTATACTTTGTATTTAGAAATAGATAAGGGGTATAATAATGTGAGGGATACTATAGTAAAATTAGAATATGTGCCTGTAGAAGTATATACTGAAATTATGGATCTAGTAAAAAAGAAATCTGAATTTGAACAATTTTATAAAGACAATGTAAAAGGCAAATAAAAAACTACCATGTCCTATTAAATAGGACATGGTAGTAATATAGTGTTTACTCTTATTAATCTAAATATTATTGGAGGATTGTTTAATGGGAAATAAATATATAGGAACTAAAGTCATATCTCCTTTATATTCAGACTATAATAATTATGTATTAGATAATAAATATATTAGAAATGGTATCATTGTAGTTGATCATTTGTCTGAAATAGTAAATAAAGATAAAGTATGTAAATGCTCTTTAGTTCCTAATGCTATTATTTATTGTAGAGAAGATTCCTCTTTTCATAAATTAGAAGTTACTAATGAAGAAATAACAGAAACCAATTATAAAGATCATATCAAACCCCTAGATCTTGTTACTATGGGGTCTTTAAGCAATCAATTAAATGAATTTGCTAAAAACTTTATTCCTAAAGAAGAATCTGAAAGACTTGCATTTATTTGTGACGTAATGGCTTTAAAAAACATGTTTAAACCATACTATAGTCAAATAGATGAAGAAAATAAAGAGGATGGGACTACTTCTTATACATTATATTTTTATATACAAGAAGAGGATAATATAGCTTTTAAACCTGATGATTTATCTTATCCATTAACTGGAGATGGTGCTTCTTTAACCATTTCTAAAAAAGGGCATGAAGATATCATTTGCCCTTATGATAATGATAAACACGGATTTGCAGTAAAAAATATAATTCCTTGGGATTCTAATGGAAATCCTATAGAGTATCCTACAGGTAAACGTAACTTAAAATTATCTCTTAAATATATTTCTGAAACTGATCCTGATGCAGAACATCCTAAAGATTTTCATTTTTATGTGGACTTTCCTCAGATAAATGACATTCAACAAAAAATTGAACAACAAAACACACCTCAAGAATCTGGTACTTTTGGAGTATTCTTCTTAAAATATCCTTTAGACAAAAAAGAGGATCCTAATTATTTCAAAAAAGTAGGAGAAGATTATATTCCTAAATTAGTTTCTCCTCCTGGAGAGGATACAAACTATTTAATGTGGGCATATTTGGCATCTATTGATATTTCTTATGTACTTGATAAGAAAAATGTTATTGCTCCTTATAAGCATAAAGTTAGTACTTTTTTTACAAGACCCTCAACATACTTTGGAGAAAAAAATACTATATTTGTTAGAACCAAGGAAGATATAGATAGAGATAATACAGGAACTCTTCTTAATGTTCTTCCTATAATGGTAAATGGGGTATTGTATTTATTTAAGAAATATCCATTAGATCAAATAGATGATGAAAGCCTTAAAACAAGAATTACCCCTAATTCACACTTATCATTGTTCTATCATGTATTCCCTGAGCAGATAGCTAGTAAAGATTCTCCTCAAACAATTTTAATGTTAGACTTTATTGCTAATAATCCTAATTCCGTAACTTAAATAAAAATACGATGTCAGATTGAATTCTGACATCGTATTAAATTGACTTTATATGAATATATGGAGGTTTTGATATGTTTCTCGATGATGCATATGTAATAGATTCTTATAATAGAAAAGTATTAAAAGTGTCTAATGATATATCTACTGAACTTTTCAATTTAGAAAAAGAAGATATAGTTACAGAAAATAAAGATTTTGTATCTATAGATGAAGATACTAAAAATCTTATAAAGAAATATTTAAAAATATCTGATACAGAAATAGAAAAGATTGTAAATAGAAAAGATAATACTACTAAGAAGAAAGAACGTTCTGGTTATTCCTCTATCTTAGTATCTCAAGATAAGGTTAGTTTATTTATCACTAATAGAATTACCAACCATTTATACCATTATAAAAAAGATGCAATAAGTGGAGAATTTTCTTTATTTCAAAAGATCCGTGTAGGTAAGAAACCTGTTGCTTGCTGTGAAGATCCTAATGGTAATATCTATGTAGCAAATTATGGAGACAATACTGTTTCCAAGGTAGAAGTTCCTACATTTAAATCTAAACTCTTAGGAAATGAAGAAGCACAAGATAAAGTAGTTAAAACTATGGTAGTTTCTGCTGGTCCTAGATCTATTGTATCTGATGAAGAAGGTACTGTTTGGGTAGCTTGCTATTTATCCCATAAGATTGATCCTATCAATGATACAGAAATAGGTGGTATTGTAAATAAGATTGTAAATACTACTGTTGTAGATGAAATTGTAGTAGGTAATAATCCTTCATCCATTACTTGTGATATTAATAATACCATTTGGGTTGCTAATGCTGGGTCTAATACTGTATCTAGAATCGTAAAATCTAAACGTATTGTAGATTTTGAAGTAGGGCCTAGACCTATGGCTATTGTAAATGATTCTTTTGGTAATGTATATGTAACCAATTATGAAGGAAATTCTGTTACCATGATAGAAACTTCTTCTAAAGCTATTGCTGCTGGTGACAATATTACTACAATTCCTGTAGGAGAAGGACCCAATGCCATAGATATTAATTCTAAAGATGAAATACTTGTAGTTTGTGGATTAGATAATACCATTTATAAGATTAATAATAAAAAGGTTATATCTACTATAAAAGTCTGTGATTCTCCTGTAGCTATCGGAGATTTTACAGGTTGCTCTACTTATAATAAACTGAATATAATGGCTAAAGATGAAGAATCTGATAAAAAAGATAAAGAATTAAATGATATAATAGAAAAAGCAAAAACTACATCAGAAGAGATAGAAGATCTTAAATCTAAAGTAGCTATCAATACAGAAAATATAGAAGGATTAAAAAATAATACTTCTCTTAAAACTGAATTTGATGAATTCAAAAATACAATAAATACTAATATTGAAACTATCAATACATCAAAAGCATCTAAAGAAGATTTAGACACTTTCAAATCTGAGACAAATACTAAAATAGAAGAAGCTAAAGCAAATGCTATATCTCCCGAGGATAGAACTAGAATTGGGTATATTGATACTCTTAAAGAGAATATGGTATCAAAAGACAAATTAGCTAGTCTAATGAATTATATTGATATATTGAATAATAAAGGATTATTTGATATAGAATATAAAGAAATAACTTATGACAATGAACATCCAGAAGTAGATAGCGAAGGAAATGAGATATATTATTATATAATTAAGTTTTACTTTAATATTAAATTTGATGATTATACCAAATCAAGATTACCATCAGATTTTCAAAGAATAAACTTTGATACAAACCATCCTATCGTATTCAGTAAAGACAATAACTCTGTAACTGCTACCTATGATGAAAATACCTATTTATATACCATGAGAGTAAAATATGATAATAATGGTGGTATTAAAGAATTTCCTTTTGGGTATAATGATGTAAAAGTAAGTTGTTTTTATGAAACAGATACATATGATGAAACTACTCAAGAAAATATAACCAAACCAATTTATTCGTATATGGATTTTGACTCTAGAAGAGAGAATGAAAATATAATAAATGATAAAAAAGTAAATATCATAGTTCAAGTAGGAACTGATGCTTTTCTTGAAGATGAAAATACATTAGATTTTATTACTCATAATGGAAAAGTATACCCTAATCTATTCTATAAATATGATGGTAGCGATAATAGTGCAAAAACTAATCATTCTCATGGTACTTCATTTTTTAATATATTTATAGCTAGTTGGAATAAAAATAAATTAATGAAGAGTCATATCGATTCAGAAAGAAAGACAAATACCAATTTATTTGATTATGAATCAGGATTTCCATATACTATTATAAAATATAATAATTTTAGAGGGAATGGAATTTCAGTTCCAGCTCCTGCTTTTCCACCATCTTTAGGCTATGATTATCCAAAATGTCCTTATATGTTTATAATGCTTTGGTTTGATGAAAGTACTAGAAATATGTATGGATATAATTTATTAAATGCGGGAACTGGATTTAATAATCTGAGAGTACAATTAGACAATTCTATATATTACTTTGAACCTTATCCCAAAGAATTAATTCAGGATGAAAAATATAAAGATTATCATATATATTATTCTAAACTTAATGAATCCGAATCTACTAATGGTAAAGAATTAGACTATGGTTATAAAACTATAGTGAAAATATTCTTAAAATAAATACGTCAAAATACTATATGATGTCAGGGATAAACTCTGACATCATATTAATTATTTTAAATAAAATAATTATTTTTTATTTATTAAAAATGGAGGTAATCTATATATGTTTCCGAATGATTTATTCGTAATTGATGCATATAAGGCTAAAGTATTAAAGATCTCTAATGATGTATCCTCTGAAATTTTTGATCTTGAAAAAGAAGTAGGTATTGTAAATCCTAAAGATACTACTCCCAAAGAAGAAAATCCTGTAGAAACTATTACAGGACATGGGAAGAAAGATCCTTTTGCTGGTAAACCTGGTTATTCATCTATTACTGTATCTCAGGACAAAGTAAGTTTGTTTATTACAAACCGAAATAATGGATATCTTTATCATTACAAGAAGAATGTCGGAGAAGGAAAATATACTCTCTTCCAAAAAGTAAAGGTTGGTAAACAACCTGTTGCTTGTTGTGAAGATCCTAATGGTAATATCTATGTAGCAAACTATGGGGATAATACCGTTTCTAAAGTAGAAGTTCCTTCTTATAAAAACACCTCTGCTACAGAAAATGAAGATCTTCAAGATAAGGTTGTTAAGAATATTGCTGTAGCAGCTGGTCCTAAATCTCTTGTATCTGATGAAGAAGGTACTATTTGGGTGGCTTGCTATTTATCTCATAAGATTGATCCTAAGACAGGTGCAGATCTTGGTGGTATTGTAAATAAGATTGTAAACACTACTGTTGTAGATAGCATCAATGTAGGAAGCAATCCTGCTGCTATTACTTGTGATACAAGCAATACTATTTGGGTAGCAAACTCTGGTTCTAATACTGTATCTCGTATTTTGAAATCTAAGAAAGTAGTAGATTTTGAAGTAGGTGCTCGTCCTGTTGCTCTTGTAAATGATTCTTATGGTAACGTTATTGCTGCTAACTATGATGGAAATACAGTAACCATTATTGAAACTTCTTCTAAGGCTATTAAAGAAGGAAATAATATTACTACTATTCCTGTTGGTAAAGGACCTAATGCTATTGATGTAAACATGGATGATGATGTTTATGTAGTATGCGGTTTAGAAAATACTATTCATAAGATTTCTGGTAAACAGGTAGTATCTGTAGTAGAAGTTTGTGACTCTCCTGTAGCCTTTGGTGATTTCAGTGGTTGTGCTAATTATAATGCACAAAATGTAATGGCTAAAGCAGACAAAGGAACTACAGAAGAAAAGATTCAAACAGCTCTTGATAAAGCTAAACAATCTGAAGATTCTGTTAAAGAAATGAGTGCACGAGTAGAACATGCTCTTGAAGATGTAAAAACAGCTAAACAGGCTGTAGAAG